GAGGTGCCTGTGCCTGTGCCCGCAGCAGTACGGAATTTGATGACCGCGTTGACGGTGGACGATGTGCCTGTGCCTGAGCCTGTGGCTGTCCGTTCGATAGCAGACTGGTTATAGATTGCGCCTGTCTGGTTGTACAGGAATCCTGACTGGTTATAGGTAGTCATCGACTACCCGCTACGCAGCGCCAATATCTTCAATAACTAAACGATGCACGGATGAACTAGCACCAACATAGTTATCTGGGTTTGTGCTTAGACCACCGCTGGACCCGCACTTCCAATACAACTTGAAAGTGACAGATGAAGAACCGCTAGTAACACCGAGGTCTGATGCAGAAGCAAGGTCAAATCCGCTAACTACTGCACACAGGTTTGTCCCGATAGCAGTTGTTTGATACCACAAACTTTTAGTCAACGAGGCGGCCGTAAAGTAAAGCGCGTTTGGCGTAGTAGAACCGCTTGGCTGCACACCAATTTTTCCAGACACCTTGTATAGACGACCAGTAACAATCGTTGCAGATACCGACAAAACCTCTAATGCCGTTCCACCAGTGAACGCGGTTGTTGCTGTGCTGCTGGTTTCTGCAACTTTCCCCCATGCAACATTCCACGGCGCATACCAAGCCGATGAGTGATACACAAGGGTCTTATCGGTATCTGTTTCGTAAATCATCTGCCCGTCGTACGGTGACGCAGGACGAGTCGAAGACGTACACACCCCAGGCTTGACAATCGACTGGGCACCAACAACAGACGAGAGTGGCATTATCCAGCAATCTCCATAACCGTGATAGACGACGCAACACGACTATCAACACCTGTTTCGTTTCTATCGTTTTGTGTCCTGTTGACATATACGGTTACAGCGGTGCTGTCCGCGCCAACCTGAACCTTGTATGTCAACTGTGATGTTGACGCAGGTGAATCCAAAAACACACCACCAAGTTGAGCAATATAATACTGATTCGAACCGTCAATATAAAATTGACCCAACCCCTGTGGTCTGTTAGATGCCGCATCCCCAACATAAATTGCGGTGCTTCCACGAACCAATCGAGTGCGAATTGTCGTTGAACCAACAGAACCAGAACCTTTCACATCAACAAGTACCAACACCTTGCTTGATGTTGATGTTGGGGTTATGTTTACACTCAAACCTGTTATGTCAGCCCATGTTGCTCCAGTCGTTGAAGCAAATGTGTCCGTCTTGGTTGCGCTCGCGACCTGAATAACCGAGCCGCTCGTATAATCCGAGTACGCCAATGTCTTCCACGCCGTACCATTCCAAATACGCACAAGGTTCGTATCCGTCTCGTAAATCATCATCCCGTCAAACGGGTTCGCTGGACGATTCGACGAAGTAACAACACCGGGCTTCAACCCCTGAGAAGTAGCAGAAATCGTCATGCAGGAACCTGGTACTCAATCCAAACATAACCAGAACCACCAGTAGTTCCATTTGTCCCAGCAGTACCGCCGCCACCAACAGTCACAGTGATTGAACCGCCCGCAGTAACATCCGCCCCCGCAACAACTTCAGCACCATTTTGACCCCTATGCCACAACATCGGGCTTGCAGAACTGGTGTTACCAAATGTCGCCCCACCATTACCGCTGTTAGCCGTTCCAGCCGACTGGCTGAGAGAAGTGTCAATACTGGAATTTCGATTATTGAATGTTCCACCTGTTGCCGTAACGGTCCCAGAAGAAAATGCAACTGATGAGTTACCGCCAGCGCCTCCCGTGCTGGTGTTCGTCCCCGTTCCGCCACCGCCACCAGTTATATGTGCGATTGCGTAAGTAGCCCCAGTTGGAACCGTCCAAGTGCCAGATGATGTAAATGCTGCAACTTTTGTAATCATTTTGCGCTCATAATTCTTGAGTCCCAAGACACCGTAAACAGAAGAAAGTCCCACACCGATAAGCCCTTACGCGGTTTGCTTTTCCCAGCCAACGACTGTCACATTGACTTTTGACGCAGTATCAGACAAACCCTGCAACGACTCACCAGCAGCCAACACCAACGCAGTATCCCACACAATCACATCATTCGCACCAATCGGCAACGCCGACATAATCCGATTCGACGCAGTAGCCGCCGACCCCACAGCCAACGTCACCGTACGGTCAACCGTATCCGTGTTACAAATAATTATCTGCTTGATAACCTCCGCATAGCCTGTGGCAGCGGTGCAAATCGTGGTCGTCGAAGTACCCAACTGGGTTGGACCACCAAGACGGGATTCGCTTCTATCACCAACAGCCATCGTTACGCTCCAATATCCATGAGAATGATTGCCGCCAACACATCAGAGTTCAACGGCTTATTTACCTTGTAATCAAGACTAGTCGCAACGGTAGACCCGTTCACCCCAACCTTTGTCTGCAGCGCCTCAATCGCATCGTTCGCATCAGCGTGTTGGTCCGCATGAGAAGGACTCGTCAACGAATCCGTAGAAAGCGGATTGGTTAGCGCATCAAGAGAGGTGGGGAAGTTTGTCGCCACGACGGGCTACCCCACTAATCCAGCGTAAGCGTCAGCGAAGTGATTTGGAACGTGTCGCCAGCGGTAACAGCAGCGGAAGAAGACAAAGCGCCAGACCACAAACAGTTGCCCGAAGAAGCATTATCCCAAAGCGACCAATGTGAGTACGTCTCTGTTGCCGCGACGTTGGTCCATTCAAGAGTCGCAGAAGAAGCCAACGAACCCGACGAAGCAGCCGACCACGACACCGACTTACGAGTCGTCTCAGTCGCAGCATTGCTGGTTCCCGCCTCGCCTGGGTCGCCAGTGTGCAACTTGACGTAGGTGGTGGTGACAGCAAACGACTGGTTCCTCAGAGTGTCAAGTAGTGCGTTTTCGGCGTAGTTGGAAATTGACATCGCTAAGAGTGTAGCAAATAGAAAAGCCCCCCGCCGAAGCAGGGGGCTGTTCTCAACCAGACTGGGTCTAGTTAGTTCGTGCCGATGCTCGAAGACGATTCGATGCGACGGAGCGAAGCCTCGCGGAAGCGACCGTAGCCACCCAGCCAGTACCAGCCCAAAGGCTGCAAGCGCATGAGGTAGTCGGTGACGTTGCCGCGGACAATCTTCGGCACTGCGCCGTTTCCGTCCTGAACCGAGAACGCCTTGGCGAGAGCCTGACGTCCCATGATGTGCGTGCAGTACACGTCCACCGTTCCCGTTGAACCCGAGCCGTCCGAGGCGTTCGTGAACACCTTGGCGCGTGGCGTCTCAATGAAACGAACCGACTCAAACTTGCCGATTTCGCCGTTGTAGATGCCCTCTGGGTTGACGTAGTTCGCTGGCGTGCGCCATGCGGCTGCGTCGGTTGCCGAACGGAAGTCGTACGACACGTCTGGGTGGATGAAGCCCATGTACGAGCCTTCGAACGTGGCGACGTTCGCGGCACGCAACTGTGCGACAACCTTGCGGACGTCGTCAGCGGCGATGATGTCCTCTGCGGCGACCGTGGTGCGGCTGGACGGGGTGCTTGCGCCACCCGTTGCGTACACGACGTTGGTGCCACCTGCGAGAACTTCGCGGACGACCTGGTCCATCGAGTCGCCAGCGTTGTAGCCAATGATGTTGGCTGCTGCTGCATCGACGTCGAGGAACGCGGTGCCACGCAATTTTGCGGTGGTGACGACTGCGTTGCCGTACTCGTTGAGGGTGACGGTCACCTGGCTGTCGGACAGCGCGGTCGGGGTGACGTCGGTGACCTCGTTGAGGGTCGACGTCGCGGCTGCGATGTCAGCGAAGATGGTGAATGTGACGCCCGAGCCAGGCATTGCCTGCTGGGTTGGCTGAACGTCTGCTGCCTGGTCGAACAGGAGTTCCGAACGCAACGCGAAGTACGCGAGGCGGTCAAATGCAACCTGGTCAACAGAGAGGGACGAGGTTGTGGTTTCGCCTGCCATGTTGATTGTTTCCTTTGTTAGTTGTTACGGATTTTGAAGTGCTGCTCGTGCCTCGTCAAGAATCTGCTCAACTTCCCGTGGCGATGTTGCTTCCTGCAACCTTCTCGCCCAATCAACTGGCGGCTGGGCGGTTTGTGAACCCGCCGCAATTTTTGCGGTACGGTTCCACGCTTTCGCCTCATCCGTCTGGTCGGGTGATGGTGGTGTAGAAATCAACTGCGCCTCGGCAGCGGCTTCCCTGATGGCTTCTGGGGTGAGGTCGCCGTCGTAGCCTTTGAGAAAGTACTTGAACTTCGGGTCGGCTGGGTCGATGCCCGCCTTGACGAAGGTCAGTTCTCTCTTTGCGGCTTCGGCTTCTGCTACCTGCTTGCGCAGTGCTTCGGCTTCCTTTTCCAGTTGCTTCATCCTTGCCCGAACTGGGTTACGGGTTTCGGTTTCTTCCATCTGGTCTTCGCTGTCGTAGTTGTCAAACTGTGACATTATGGCACTCTCCTTTTACCCACACCACGCTGGAGGGTCGTGGCGGCTGTTTGTTGATTAGTACACCCCATATGCGCCGTGCGAGTCGGGGGGCGCCCGCACAGGTTCCTACTCGAAAGTATCGTTACTTACTGTACACAGAATCAACTGTGTAGTCAATGATTACTGTCCGAGGGTGTTGAGTGCTGCTGCTCCACCTGATTCGAACGCTGCTCGTCGGCGGCGTCGGGTGGTTGCTACTCGTTGTGCTGCTGGACCTGAGGTGCCGAGTACGCCCTCAATGAGTTCTTGCTGGGTGAGGGTTTCTTCGCCTGGGAGGGTTCCGAGGAGTTCTTGTGATTCGCGGACGACACCGAATCCTTGGCGGGCTGCTGCTTCGCTGATGCCACCCATGACGAGTGATTCGGCTTGTCCTGCCGTAAGACCGATGCCTGCCTGTTGGCGGGCTTGGGCTGCTACTTCTGCGGCGCGGGCGGACCTGACGACTACGTCGCGGGCGCGGGTTGGGTCGATGAAGTATGCGGCGAGGGTGCTGTCGTCCAGACCGTAGAGGCTTTTGAGTTCGTTGACGACTGCTGGGTCTGCTTCACGGACTGCTTGGTAGCCCTGTTGGACGCGATACTGGATTTCGTCTGGGGAGATGTCATTCGTGATGAATCGTTGGAAGTCGGTGTAATCGTTGTAGAAACCGTCTGGCATACCAGCAGCACGGAGCGTGTTGCGGTATGAGGATTCCAACTGGAGGTATTGGCTGACGGAGTAGGCGGGTTTGCCTGCGGCGCGTCGTGCTTCGTTTGCGGAGAAGCGGCGTTGGAAGGCTGGGGTTTCTCGGAGTTGTACACCGATTTCGTCGACGGTTGAGGAGCCTGTGATGATGCGGTTGGCGAGGGCGTCTTTGATGGAGGTGACGAGTTCAGGGTCATCCAAACCGTAATACTTGAGGGTGTTGGTGAGGATGGTGGTGGCGGTTTCTGCGTCGGACATGACACGAGGACCTGTGACGTTTGAACCTCCGCCTCCGCCGAGTGGGTCCTTGCCGTAATCAGGGTCGCCAGGTGCGCGCCCCCACTTGTCAAGTACTGGCGGGGCTGGTGTGCCAGAAGCAAGCAGGCTGTTACGGAATCCGTAGGTGGCGTCAAAGGCTTCCTGACCGCGGATGGCTTGTGCCCGTGCGCCAGCGTCCTCGGTGATTTCAGCAAACGGTGAAGTCATTGACATTAGAGAATCCTTCCAAATGCCTGAGCAATGTTAGTTGCAAGGGAACGTGCCTCATCCTTGGCGTTCTCAGTCTTTTCCCAACCGTAACGGGAGTCGGTTCGAAGCAGACGCTCCCATTCACCTGTCGTCATGGTGCGCTTCTGACCGTTCTCTCCACCGTATGCAAGGGCTACCTCATACTGGGCTTGCGACATGTCAATCGTATTCGGGTCAAGTTCAAGAAGTTTCGCGGCAGCCGACTTGTAACTAGCCGACAAATCCTCAAGAGTGACGCCCTGGTCAATCAGGTTCGATAGGTGACCGTAACGGGTCTTGGCGATTTCTCGCTGTTGACGGGCGAAGTCCTCGTTGGTGATGCTGCCCGTGAGTACGCTCTCGATTCCTGCGTCAGATGCGGTGTTGAAGTATGCCTTGGCGATGTTGCCGACGCTGAGATAGTCCGCGCCCTTGGTCGTTCTAGCGACTGCGGTCGGGTTGGCGTACGTTCCGTCTGGGTTACGGCGGAATACTTCCTTATAGGTTTCTTGCTTGAGTCGGTCCCCAGACCAGCCGAAGTTGATTGCCTGGTTGACGAAACGACCGAAGTCTGTTGACTCGAATCCGAGGTCGCCGACGACGGCTTTGATGTCACGAACCTTGCCAGATACCGCAAGTTCCTTGTAATAGTCAACGGCTTCAAGTTCTGCAAGGAAGCGTTGCTGTCCTTCTGGGGTGGTGTAGTACTTCTCGTCGTGGGCTTTCTTGAGAAGGGTGAACAACTGCGGGTATTTGGTGCGGTCTACCTCGTCGAGAATCCATGCGCGTGATGGGAATGTCTGTCGGAACGTGGCTTCCCAGTCGGTTGCGGCTTGTGCCGTAACGGTGTCGGTGCCCGTTTTTGCTTTACCAGTCTTGGTCCCGCCAGTGCCTCCGCCAGTTGGGGTTGGCGTAACTTCACCGACTTTCCCCAACGTGGTTTCTTTGACTGCGCCATCTGACATGGTTTCAACTTTGATGGTGTAACCGTTGCGTTCAATCGTTTTGGTGCTGACGACACGAACGCTGTCAGGGTCGGTTTGCTGGTTGAGTGCTGCTTGTTCTTTGGCGCGGATGTCCGCCGCACCCATGATTGGGGCAGTGGATGCCTCCATTCCGCCTTCACGGGCTGCGCCACCACGGGAAACAGTTGGGACAGAGACACCTTCAAGCATCTTGTCCTGTGGGTTCAACTGCTGAAGTTTGCGGAACGCTTCACCTAGAACTTTTTGTGCGGCAGCGACATCTCCGCCTCTGTCGATAGCGATGTTCAGGTTTCCTTGGGCTGTTTCAAGTTCGCCACGAGCCGCCCGAATCTCACGATTCAGTTCTTTCTGCGTTACTTTTGCGGTCTTGGCTTCTGCTGCGGCTTCACGGGCTGCGGTTGTGCGAGCAGTTGTGGCAGCAGTTTCTTCTTGTTCGACCTGCTTGGCGACCTTTGCTCGTTCCGTTACAAGTTGTGCCAGGGTGTACGACTTGTTCTTGTAGAGACCTTTGGAACCTGCACGAACATTGGGGTCCGCGATGAGTTCGTCAAGAGCCTTGAGGTCGTCAACTGCTGCCATTATGCAAGTCCTTTTATCTTCTGGTCCATCAAATCAAACAACGAAAGCATCCCGACGGCACCAGCCTCAGCACCATACTGGGTGTCAATCGTGGCTTGCGCGGCACTCTGAATACTTGGAGCCTTCACACCGCCAGTTCCTTCAGTGACTTCCATGCCTTCGTATGCTTTCACGAAGCGTTCAATCTGTGCTGGAGATAGGTCGCGTCCGAGGGTGTTTCGTGCGACGCTGCGGAACGTGGCACGGATGTCCTCTTTCGCGGTAGTACGAATCCTTCGACCCGTTCCTTGTGGTGCGAATTCGGTAAGGAGCATGTTGAGTGCGACATCTGCGGTGACGCCACGGGCGTTGGCGTAGCGGGCAAGGTCTTTCGCTACCGACAAGTCTTGTGAATCGAAACCTGTGGCACCGACCTTGGATGAGCCGTACAGTCCGCGGCTTTGTAGGGCACGGAGTTTCGTGAGGCGTTCGGTGGTATCTCCGAAGTTGACGAGGATGTCGTATGCTTCGTTTTCTACGTCGTATTGACCGCGGGCGATGGTGCCGTTGGCGTCTACGAGGTTTTGTCCGATGTATCCGAATGAGGTTGGTCCTGCGGATTCGCGTACACGGGCAGATGTTGCTTCTGTGGTGGATACGCCTGTGGTGTCGGCGATGTCTTCAGGGTTGATGGTGACACCTGAGACGGCTCCTGTTACGGTGCGGCGACCGAGTTTGGTGTCTGGTTTGAGGGCGCTTGAGGATGACGCGAAGACTGGCGGGGTGGCTGACGGCTGAACCGCACCCTGCCCTGTGTCGTTTTCTGCCATTAGTCTACCTCTGCTGCAAGTTTATCTTC